AATAATAAGTTTAACCCTAAATACTCTAGCTGGTCTTATGGACGTGGTTTAGAACAAGCTTCCGGCATGGGCTTCTGGTTCGTTGCTGTTACTATGTTAGTAGGCTCTGGGTTTGGTTTCGGTAACGAGACTATAGGCGTTAATAACTTCTTATGGGCTTGGATGGCTCTTATATTAGGCTTCTGTCAAATATATTATAACGGAATAATCCAAAGAAAAGTGTTTGATTTAATGGCGACAGCCGCTTGGATAACAATAGCAATCTCTGCTTATGCTACTCTTGGTGGTTGGAACCTTGTAACCGCTATATCGCTACCATATTGTTTGTGTAGCTTCTATGTATATGGCTTTTTAATAGGTGGCAAACCAACTGGTATGCCGACCAATGGAGGGAAACCTTACAAATGATACCTGAGACCAAGATACTGATGCAATACTTACCGCCATCACTAGGTATCTTTCTCGTTGTTGTTGCCGCCGGACTTATGGGTCTTTTCCGGTCAATGGCTTTGAACAAGAAATCTTATGATGACACGGTATCATCACTTCAACGTCAGTTGGAGATACTAATACAAGAGAATAAAGTGCTAAGAAAAGCTCTGGACACTCTAAAGACTACTACGACTAAAGCAGATGAAGATACTGGAGAATAATACTCTGGGGAAATATCTTCATCTGTTCCCCAATTATAAGAACAATCTGGTACTATATTCAGTACTGTTTTTATTATTTTTCAATGACTTAATTTTTATATATCTTAAGCTGTTGATAAGTAATAATATTTTTTTATTATTTAAAGTATGCATTCAATATAACATTTTCCAGACCTTAAAAGGAGGCAACACACATGGCAAATCACCCCGGAAATGGTAAGAACTTAAGTAACGGACGTAAACCCGGAAGTGGACGACCTAAAGGTTCTAAGAACATTAACTCTATGGCGGCTTACAAGAAACTTGAAGAGCTTGGCTTTGACCCTATCGAGATGATGGTAGAGAAATACAAACACATACAAGAGTCTTTGTTGTTGTTAGAAGCTAATGGCAAGCACTCTTCTCCCGGTTATGCTTCAATGCTAACCACTCAAGGACAGTTGATAAACAACCTTATGGCTTATGGCTACAAGAAAGTTCCTGAGAAGATTGAGCAAGAGGTAACTAACAAGAAACCTATGGCTATTAAACTAACAATGAGAAAGAAGGACGACGATGGCGACACCAAAGAAGAAGCCTGATGGTAGACTTAAGAGAGCCGGTGTGAGTGGTTATAACAAACCTAAAGCTACTCCCGGTCATAAGACTAAATCACATGTTGTTGTTGCTAAAGTAGGCTCAACAATCAAGACTATTAGGTTCGGTAAGCAAGGAGCTAAAGGCTCACCTGATGGTAGTAAGAGAAATAAGAACTTTAAGGCTAGACATGCCCCTAACATTGCTAAAGGTAAGATGTCTGCGGCTTATTGGGCTAATAAAGTTAAGTGGTAATATAACCACAGTAAGAGAGATATTATGGATGAAGTCATTCTTCATGAAGGACAATCAGATGTTATTAATGATTTGTTTGTCGAACAAGCATGTAGATATGCTGTAGTTAATGCTAGTCGTGGTTTTGGTAAATCATTCCTAGCGGCTACTGCGGCTATGATTGCTGTACAAGAACTAATGGAACTCCCTGCAGATGTGCCTAATAAGAATGTAGCTATCATTGCTCCTACTTATGCACAGGCTATAGACATCTATTATCCGTTAATAGCGTATATACTAGGTGCTGAACAGTATGCAGAGAAGAGTAGTAGAGTAGCGGGAACATTCTGGTTTCCTAATAATGTAGTGTTGAAGGTATGGTCATATGAAGCATCAGAACGTATGCGTGGTAGTGGTCAATACTTTGTAGTAGCCGATGAGGTATGCTCTTGGAGAGGAGCTGGTACAAGTCTTAAAGAGTCTTGGGAATCAGTTATCCAACCTTGTATTGCTACTCGTTGGTCTCAGAAGAACGCTGAGAAGTATGGTGCTAATGCTGGTAAAGCTTTAATCATCAGTACTCCTATGGGTTATAATTACTTCTATGAGATGTATAACAGACAAGATGCTGATGACCAATGGAAGTCATATCACTATACTTATCGTGATTCTCCTTATCTAGATGATGATGAGATTGAGAGAGTTAAGTTGACACTAGACCCGTTGAAGTTTGCTAGAGAGTATTCAGCATCGTTTGAGGACTCTGGTAACACAGTATTCTACACATTCAACAGAACAGAACACATAGACAAAGACTTACCTTACTTTGAAGCAGGGGAAGATGTACACGTAGCTATTGACTTTAACGTCGGTATTATGGCATCTTGTGCTTTTGCTCTTAGAGGTAATCAGATACACATACTAGATGAGTTCCAAGGACACCCTGATACGGAAACCTTGGCTAGAGGTCTAGCGGATAAATATAGAGGACATAAGATTATATCGTATCCTGACCCTAGTGGTAAGGCTAGAAAGTCCTCGGCGGCTGTAGGTAGAACAGACTTTAGCATATTACAAGCTGAAGGTATCTCTACAAGAGCACACAATAAAGCTCCTCCTATCATTGATAGTGTAGCGGCTATAAATAAGAAGTTTAAGAACGCTAATGGTGACATTGACATGTATATTCACCCTAGATGTAACAATACTATTAAGTCTATTGAGCGTACTGCTTGGGTAGAATCTAATCCTGATACTGCGACTATCTGTAAGAAGGAAGGTGTTGAGCACTGGACTGATGGATTACGTTATGCTGTGGAATACTTATTCCCCGTTAGAGGTGGTACTAAGGTTACTACTAGAGGCTTCGGCTTTTGATATACACTGACGATTGGTGTGTACTACATATACCAAGAACATCGGGTACTAATTTCAAGGTTAATGCTTTACTTAAGTATAACAACCGAGCAGTTATGCCCCATGCTTCCCCTACTATTACTGACAGACTTAGTCAGCACAATCCTATATCTAGTTTTGATATGGGTAGTAGAGAAGTATATGCAATAACAAGACACCCGTATACTAGAGCGTTAAGCCTGTATACTTATGCTGTCAATGACCCACACTTTAAGACTATGTTTGAGGACATTAGCTTTAGAGACTTCTGGGAGCTTGACATATCAGAGTATTGTGATTGGTCGCTTATGACTAACCAGTACGAGTTTATTAATAATACAGTCACAACATTTAAGATGGAAGAGTCCCTTAGTGAGCTTTATAGCTTAACAAAGGTGATGCCTTTTAAACGTTATATCAATAAGTCTGTAACTGACTACAATACTTATAACAACAACGATAACAGAATACTTGTGGAAAGTATATTTAATGAAGACTACCACAGATTCAACTATAAAAGAGGCTTCGGCTTCTAGAAAGAAACAATATGGCATATAGCAAAAAGAAAATGATTAAAGTAACTGGCAGGGCTGTTAAGAAGTCTATTGGCAAGAGCTTTAAATCAGGTAAAGCAAAAAGCGCTTCTGCACGAGGATTGTCTAAGGGAAACCTTTTAACAGCTCGTGTATCTAAGAAAGGCGCAATAGCAAAAGGAGCCGCTAAAGCAGGGCGAGCTTACAAGATGACAGCTAAACATAAAGCCGCTATAGCAAGAGCGCTTAAAAAGAGGTAATAACAAATGGCAAATTATGCTACTAAATTCTATTCCCCTTCTTACACTGGTGGTTATACATCAACAGTTGTAAAAGGAAATGACAACTTAAATTCAAACCAGCCCCGTGGTGTTATACAGGTAACAATCACATCAGGCACAGTTAATCTCGAAATGAGACTAGCAGACGAAGCGACATGGTTCGTGGCTAAAACTTACTCTACTTCAACAGTAGAAGAAGTAGTATTAGCGCCACAGATGCGTGTTGTAGCAACAGCAGACGCTGAGTGTTGGTTAGCGGAGACTCACTAATGTCAGAAAATGTATTCTCAAACATGATTCCCAGTCAAGGTGGTTCAGGAACAGGTCTAACAGATGACCAACAAGAGTTCCTATCACACTGGAATTACGATGAAAACACTCGTAGGCTTACTTCAACGAAAGCTATTGAAACAACACTTAACTCACTATACTTAGGTGAACAACACAAGATGTCTTCTGGTTCAGAGAATATCTTCTTTACTAACCTATCTAGTGACATTAACTTCTTCCCTATGTGGGGCGGACTAAAAGACCAATCTATAACAGCTAACAGAGACTCAACAGGCTTTATACCTCCTTCTGGACGTGTATTCTCTGATATGTTCTCACTACCTCTTGGTGGTTCTCCTGACCCTCTTACTTCTGTAGGATATGCGGGTGACAACTACTTTGGTATCAACATATCTGGTTTAGGTATCACTACCACTGCTGCTGAAGCTGTTGGTCCAGAAGTACGCCTTGAGTACCGTATAAGAATAAATGGTCGTCAAGTATACATGCAAGAACTTCCTCGTTCTGCGGCTCGTTCTTCTGCTGGTTCTAACATTTACCCCGGTGACGTTATTGAGTGGTTCTTTGACCACCCTGTAGACGTTAGAGCGGGTACTACTCTTCACGCTTCTATTCAGAAGGTTGACAACGCTACTGACGCTGACTTAGGTATCTTCCAAGTTCGTCAAGGTGATGCTGTAGACCCTAACACTGGCTTATACAGATACCAAGCAACAGTACATAACAGATTATTCGAAGATAAAGACTTAGAGTTAATCTCTCCTTATCTTAAGTATAAAGCTATGGACTTTAGTGTTGACTCAACAGGTGGTTCTATATTACTTAAAGACCTTACTCTACCCGCTGGTTCACAGATGCTTATACCTCACAACATTAACACAATACAAGCTATTGCTGTTGGTACTGAGATTAAGATTATGGTTAAAGATGGAGCTAAGATTCTTATAGAGTCTTTACCAGTTAATGCTGTAACTATTAATGGCAACTATGTAAACTCTGTATTAAACACAGCTGTAACAGAACTTAATGACTTATTCACTAACACACTAAGCTTTGCTTCACAGGGTAATCCTGTAACTGACTTTGTGATGAGTGGTAATAACCTAACACTAACACTATCTGACGCTACTTCTTACACTGTAGATGTAACTACACTAGGTGTGGATACTAACAACTTTGTAGCAAGTGGTACACTAAGTGGTACAGACTTAATCTTAACTATGGACGATGCTACTACTGTAACTGTAGATGCTTCTGGTTTAGCAGTTGATACTGATACCACAATTAACTTCGGTACTATTTCTG